TCTGCTGCTTGGACTGTAAGGATGGCTACATCAGGTGCATTTGTAACATCTGTAAAGCGCCAGAATCCAACATCAAATGGTTGAGATGTGTCTTGACCATTGTTCTTTACTGAGTAGCTATAAGTAATATTTGGAGGGGGAGGAGGTATAGTAACCCCAACACCAGTATCTTCATTACAATACCAATATGCATTTGTCATATTCGTTGGAGGATACTGGCCTGTTCCAGAGGCAAACACAGTAACCTCACCACTACCGTAGTTCGTAGTAAAACTAGTAAGAATAAGATCAGGCTTGGGAGCGTCTCCTGTAGAGATAGATTCTCCAGTTTCGGGATCAACATCCCCTAAGAATCCTGTTCCTACATTTACTTTAGTAAGAGTTGATGTCGTAACTGGAGCAGAGTGAGGGGATAATCCGTGACCCGCTACTGCATCTCCTTCTAGAGATAACTTCTTTCCCTCTACGAAAACATTTTGAGATCCAGGCCCAATAATTAATCCGACAGCAAGATCGACCTCAACTCTTGAGGCACCCTTGCCTTCAAAAAATACCCTAGTGCTACCTGTCTGTACATCTCCGCAGGTGGCAGGGGCCTGTGCGTTAGAAGGCTTAGGCATTAACCAGTTTGTATCTTAAACTCTTCAATCTCGCCTGTAGAAGTGACGAGAAACTTTGGACTAGGAATGTAGGTTCTCAGAGTGATATTCATTTGCTTCTTAATAATCCTATCATCCTTGTCATTAGCAGTCATTGTGCCTACTGCCTCCTCAGATTCGAGAAACGCTTTTGCCAAGGTTGAGTATTCTGTAGGAACATTCATCTCTGGGTTGAACTTGAGACGAACTTGCTCCAGTATTTGATCCATGTCTGACATGTATTTGCACCAGATGTTTAGCTGGTAGTTAACATTGACAGGTCGAGGTGCTAGGCTTAGTATGCGAACGGCCCTACCCTTGTCTTCATCCCAATACTTTTCATGAACGAGAACGCTTTCATATCTTCTTCTGTCATCATCATTATTAGAGATGGTTTGAGATATAGAAAGCATGGGTAAAATAATGCTATTCTCTTGCTTTAGTTTAGCTACGGCACGCTCTGCATTACCATGAATGCACTTTACTTCTGTAAACTTATCTTCAGAGTCGAAGTGCCCGATATCGTTGAAAGCTGCGATCATTGATCTGAGCGACTCACGATAAATGAAAGAGATGTTAGACTTCGCTTGTGTCATCTTAAAGATCTTTGCACGAACATCTCCCTCTCTAGTAGGCCACCTACGGCTCCTACTCTCAGCCGACGATGCATCCCAAGTTACATTTAGCCCGCTATTATCTGTGTAGTAAAATTCAGTCATCTATACCTGCATACCCTCCAACATCATCGCTGACCTTGGTAAGTGGGGTGTCCTGAATCGTTTCAGAATCGCGGAGGAGTTTGGCAGAACATACCAAATGGTATACACCGTAGGCTTCGAAGCTATCCTCAACCACCTCAAAGATCTCGTACTTCTGCTCTTGGAACATGGGCTTGATCACATCACCAGGGATCACAGATCTGCCTAACTTACGCTCGATATAGCTCTTGTTAAATGTGAAAAGCTGATCGTTGGTAAGCTCGATACCAAACTGAGTAAGCTCCTCGCTCATGGCTACTGGGTCGTAGTGACCATGAACAGTAATAGGAGTCTTAGAAATTGGTTTAGTCTTCGACTCCATATATACTTCATCGTACTCATCAGTCTGGTAGTATTTGTAGAATAAAAACTTAGAACCAGCGAGACGAATCATCTCGTCATCTACAAGGTTGAACAAATTGATGTCAGGATTGTCCTGATCAAATAGGTTCAGAAGCCCTTCACCTTCATCCAAATCGGGAAGCTGAGGGAGCTTCGTAGTTACCTTGTAGTTCTTGTTGCTCATCCTTCAGGTCCAGCCATCTTCTTCTTATCTAGAGCGGCGTCTGCCCTGGCAATGTCAGGGGTTTCTCTGGGGAGACCGATACCTGCCTTGCGGTTTTTAGCTCTTTCTGCTCTTTGACCAATTTGTAGAGCAGCGGCAGTTTTTACATTGGTTTTTGCACCAACCTTCTTGGAGACAATCTCATTACCTTGTCTTGCAATACGCTTTACATGAGAGGTCATCTTAGTTCCTGGCTTCTTTAAATCACTAACACGCTCTGCGCCTGAGGTAGCAGCAGCCTTCTTTGCTAGAGGACTCTTGACAAAGCCTTCGTCAGCGGCTTCTGCGATGTGAAGTGCTAACATGTAGTAGGGATAGATGTAGCTTTCTTCCATTTCCTTTTTTTGCATCCTATCGGCCATGTTACTGGCAACATCAGTTGCAACATCGGTAGCAGCTTTTTTAGCTGCTCTACCAGTGGCCTTAGCTCCAGCCTTTGCTGCTTTTCCAGCAGCTTTTCCAGCAGCCATTCCTGCCTTGGCTAATCCCCTAGCAGCCATGCCACCAACCTTAGCAGCACCAGCGATGAGAGGGGCGATCTCATCAACACGATGACCGAGAGCTTCTGCCATCAGAGCACCAATGCGCTTGTACTCGGTGTGGTCGGGGAGCTTACCCTTAGGTCCAGCAGTATGCTGCTTTACCATGCTTGAGGCAAGAGCAGTCGCTTTTCCAGTATTTCTGCGGCTTGTTTTACCTGCTTTGATAAGACGATTAGCGGGGGTAGGCTGTCCTGTTCTACCAGCGGTAGTATAACGATCTGTATCAGGATCATCACGGTTTACTTTTTTAGCGGGGTCTTTTTTCTCGTTAATGCTAAGAACTTTGTCTAAATAGCTCATTTTGGTTTCCTTTGTAGATTCAGGGAGTGCTCCCTTAGGTCCAGCCATTCCTGGCCTTGCTTTAATTGCTTTTTTAGAAAGATTCCTCATGGGTGCTCTTTCATGACCACGCTCATTGGGGGCTTCTCCTGCGCGTGGTGGTCTCAGGCCGCGAGCCTTTTTCTTACCTCGTAGCTCGCCGCCAGAGTGCTTGGTGGGTGTGCTGTGTGCCCCATCTTCTGAGGGATCTTCCTCTCGCTTAGGCATGACAGCATCTTTTCTAGCCTTGTTTTCTTTATTTCTTTCGTTAAGGTAACTCATTAGAACATTGTGAACGCAGGAGGTTCTTCGATTTCAGACAGAAGCTCTTCTTTGAGCTTTTCTTTTTCCTGCTCACTTTGTTGAGTCAGGGCAGCACCATTAAGACTAGCTCCACCCCCTGGTGATGGGAGTGAAGAATACTTACCTCTTACTTCACCAAGGATTCCCTTGGACACAGCAAGAGCGTAGCGTTGAATCCAGTTCCTGTAGTATGGATGCATCGTGGCAGTATCAAGGCCACGGTATACTAGGATAACTGTTTCACCATTTCTGGTAGGTGTGGGGTATAGCTGAAGGATATTACCATTGATGATATCCCAGGAACCCTCCTGGCTGAGAACCTTACGAATCATCTCTAAGTGCATTTGCAGCAGATAGAAATCAGATACGGCAAAATTGCTAAACAGGAAGTTGTCTTGGAAGTATTTAATGAAGAAATCAAACTCCAAGGTTCCCGCCATGTTTTGAATACTGAGTAGAGACTTTTTGTATGCACAGTAGCTAAGACCGTTTGCGATATGCATAGGTAGCATGTACATGTTCACACCACCAGAAGTTTCAAACGCCGCTATTTGATTACACCAGAATGGAGCGTGATAATCTAAGTTAGTGATCGACTCATCAATAGCAGATTTGATCTGAAAGTCTGTAAGCTCTACTCTTACAACTGGATGCCCCAGTCGGCCAAGGATAAAATCCTTGATTGTTTGTTCGAACTGATTGAGTTCAATGCCCTCATCGAAAGTGCTCTTATTTAGCTGACTAGAATCAATAGCAGTGGAGTAAATATCAGTATCACCTAGGTTCCTACCTGCGTAGGTTCCAAAGGTGTCACCATAACCTAACAGTCTAGGATCTACTCTGGGTGCTGCTGCTGACATCTAAACTCTCCGTTTTCTTTTTAGGACGCCCAATCTTTTTGGGTTCTGAAACCAATTCTAAGTATCTAGACTCAACAGGACCCTTTGCTTCAAAGAGTTCTGATGGTCTAATCTCAACCACTTCCCCATCTATATGAAGAAGCATATTCCAACGGCATTTGCTTCTATATTTGTACATAATCTTTCTAGTTTATATAGGAAAGAAAGAGGGCCAGAGGAACAAAAAACCTCTGGCCCTCGATATTTAGTTACCTACTCAGGTCAGCTTGCAGTCGTGCCTAGAACAGTGTTGTTTCTAGCGAATGGGCTGAAGAGGTAGTTAGCAGTTGGGCCAATGATACGGATGATACGATAGTATCTGTTGTAGGGCTCAATCTGAACCTTACCGTAACGGGTAAGGATGCCCTTCCTGGGCTGGAAGGACTCAGGATCCGTAATAGTTGGAAGCTGCTGGAGTGGGATGTATGGAGCATAGATAAGACCAGCATCCATAGCGTTAGCACCCTTGTAGCCAACCATAATCTCGTCAGTGGGGTACATGGGATCTACGAAGAGATCGTAGCGACCCATGAACTTACCACGGAACTCGATGGAGTTTGCACCAATGTTGGTAGGAGCATCCTGAGGAAGAACTCCGCCCTCAAGCTTGGCGGCACTCTCAAGAAGAGAAGCAACCAGAGGTGAGGTGAGGAGCCAGTTACCAGGGCCACGCATCGTGGTGCGGTAGATATCCTGCGAGGCGAGATTAATCACTGCAAGCAGGTTAGCATAAACCTCACCAACATGTCGTGGGTAGAGGCTAAGGCTAGACTGGCTGAAATCACAGACAAAGATGTTTGAATCAGTTGTGGCGCTACCAAGCTGAGTTGCCTTAGGATCAGTGCTGTCTAAATCATAAGTAAACTGGCGAGGAACGAAAACACCTGTGGTAGTAGAGTCCGCGATGCCTGGGAAGCTGGTGCCGTCAGTACCCATACGGATGTAATCGTTATCCATAAGGTTCTGGTTTACACCACCGAGGTTCTT